ATCTGCGTTTGAAAGTGGCGGCGATAAAAATATATTGACCCCTTTGATGGGTACGAAACACAAAGTTCGTAGTTTCTATAACAACATATTAGATCCAAATGGGCCAAGTGGTGATGTGACGATTGACACACATGCCGTTGCGGCGGCGCTATTGCGCCCATTATCTGGTCAGGCAACAGAGGTGCATCACAATTTTGGCAGTAGTCCCGGCAAAGCCAAGCAGGGGGCTGATTGGTTTGGCGCTACAAAGAACTCTGCCAAAACTGGTGTTCAAGGTAACTACGGTTTATATGCAGAGGCATATAGACGTGCCGCCGCTGAACGTGGGGTATTGCCGCGAGAGATGCAGTCAATAACTTGGGAAGCTGTGCGCGGCCTGTTTACAGACAAGTTTAAAGGGCAGGCGCGAAATGTAGATGATGTCAATCAAATATGGTACAAGTATAGAAAAGGTGAGGTAAGTTTAGATGAGGCAAGAAATGCAGTCGAACAAAGAGCAGGCGGCATCAACCCCCCAACGTGGCAAAGATCCGATGGTGGACTTGATGGTCAAGTACAAGATACCGCTGACTAGAAAAAATTATTTGGACTTAGCGTATTTTGGCGATGTGCCAAAAGAGTTAAGCGCTGAAGAAGAAATGGAACTGCCAGAGCGTTTTCGCAAAGGATAAACTATGGCGCGTGATCTCACAGAACAAATGGATCAAATGACGCAGGCCCAGCAAATGGAAGAAATGACATTTGGTGTGTCTGATGAGATCACGACTGAGCAAGAGGCTTTAGCACCCGTAACACCGGATGAGATCCCAGAGCCTATTGAACCAGTGTCGTTGCCGGACGGGACTGTGCAAGTTGCTAGCCTTGGTGATCTAGTTAAGGGCGCTACAAAGTTTATTGGTGAGCGCGTTGGCGAAGCTGAAAAGCGTGTGACAGCGGCGGTGCCACCAAAGGACATACAAACCATTGGTGAACGCATTGTCATACGTCAGGCAGATCAGGCAGACATTGATGCGCTTGAGGGTATCCTAGATGTCAAGTTTGACAAGGGGCTGAACCTACCAGCGCTTATGAATGCGTCTGGTGACTTTGACCTTGGCGGCTACATGCTAAAGGTCAAAGAATTAAACAAAGAACTATTTGAACGCGCCCGGCGTGGCACGTTAAATTATGATGCGCTGTTACAGCTAGCCGAAGAACAAGGCACAGATCGGGTGTTGCAAAAGTGGTTGACACGCCAACCGGGTAGAGGCGATGCGGCTGAAGATGTGTTGGCCGGACTTATACTGGCGCGTGACCTAACACGCAAAACACAAGACGCATTTGAGATGGCTGGCGCGGCAACAGATCAAGCAACGCGCCGCCAGCTATTTGCTGAAGCGGCACAGTATCTGACAATGGAATTTGCGCTTTACTCAAACCTATCTGGTGCGGTCAGTGAAAGCGCCCGTATGATGTATGCAATGCAACAAGCACAAAAGATTGGTGTTGATTTGCGCCGGGCTGATGAGTTGCTTGGCGTGTTGGAAAACGAGGGTATCAACATTGAGCATCTTGGCAGTTTATATTTGTCACTGCCAAACAACGCGGCAAAAACAAAATTGGTAAAGGGTATATTTGATCGCGGCGCTGATGTTTTAACTGAGGTGTTTATTAATTCTATTTTATCAAATCCCGGTACGCATATGGTCAACGTAGCTGGTAATGCCATATTTATGGGGACAAAGTCTCTTGAAGAAATGGTTGCCGGGGCTATTGGTGCAAGTGGCATCAACAGAATTGCTATTCCCGGTGTTCGCGGCAAAGTCAACGCAAAGGATAGAGCGTATGCGCGTGATGGCCTGATCCAGTTAGAGACAATAGGAACTAGCTTCATTGATGCTTTGTTAGTGTCTGGCAAGGCGTTTGTAAAAGAAGAGGCCAGCGATCTTACTAGCAAAATTGATGTAAGAAACAGACGCGCAATTGGAAATGCTGGCGACATTACTGAAATATATAGCCAGCTTAGAAATGGTAACTATGCGGCTGGTGCCATCAATACTGTTGGCACTTATATACGCATGTCCGGCAGATTTATGCTGGCAGAGGATGAGTTTTTTAAGGCTATTGGGTATAGGGCGTCTATCAAAAAGCAAGCCCGGCAAAGGCAGTTTGATTATTATGATGAGTTGGTTGCAGACGGCACAGAGCCTGCCGAAGCACAGCGCCTAGCCGCTGTTGAATATGTCAGGGTGTTAGAAAACCCAGATCAATCAGCTATGGCAACGGCGCGTGACGCCGCAAAAGAGTTGACGTTTCAAGGCGACTTGGATGGTTTTGCTGGTGAGATGCAAGGCTTCATGTCTCACCCACTTGTAAAAATATTTGGTGCGGCATTTTTTAAAACGCCAGTTAATGTTTTAAATGAGGTTGCATTAAGATCACCTATATCACTGTTGTACCCTAGTGTGCGGCGTGACTTAATGGCTGGCGGCAAGCAAGCTGATCTAGCTATGGCAAGGATTGCGACAGGGTCATCTATGATGGCCGCGTTTGCTTATATGGGGTCTGGCCTGCATACACCAGACAATCAAGTTATCATTATGGGTGCTGGGCCTACAGACCCGCAAGCGCGTCAGGCTATGGAGCGTCTTGGCCTTATGCCGCATACCATCAATTTTAAAATGGACGATGGCACATATCGCGGCGTCACCTATTCGCGCCTTGATCCGCTGTCAGGCTTGCTGGCTATGGCGGCTGACTACGCATACTACGCTCAATATGAAGATGACAACAGCGTATTAGAAAATATTACGGTTGCGTCTGGCCTTGGTCTTTACAACTACGCTATGCAACAACCATTCTTGCAAGGCGTATCTGATTTAACCGCCATACTAAATAACTCAGATCCAAGAGTGGGATTTGAGCAAGCACAAAAATTCTTTGCTGAACGCGCAACCACAGCGGCTTTGCAAGTTATACCAACTGTATCTTCATTTGGCGCTGGAATTGAGCGTATGCAAGATCCAGCCGCGTCAAGCACATTGCTACCGGGTGAGGGTTTCTTTGGAGAAGATCCAACACAATTAGGCCCAATGACCCGTGGCTTTTACACAGCATTGCAAAAAGCAAAGGCGCGTCACCCCGTATTTAGCGCTGATCTGCCGCCATCACTAAATTTGTGGGGCGAGGTTCGTATGCAGGGCAGTGGTGCTGGATGGGAAATGTTCTCACCCATAAGAATTATGGATGCCAAATATGAAGGTCTTGACCGGGAATTGATGGAACTTGGTGACGGGATAGCTATGCCGCGCCGCAACATCAGCGGCGTTATCTTGAACAATGAGCAGTACAACTCACTGATCTATGCAATGAATAGCCCCGATCCATCACAGCCAACGATGAAGGACGCGCTGAATGATTTGATTTACAACCCGCTTTATAACGATCTGCCGACAAAGGAAGATAAGTTGGATGCAATTAGAGCCGTTTACAATAAATATGCTAGTGTTGGCAGAAAGATACTAATGCAACAATACCCAGAATTAAGAGAGCGGGTAGCCGCAGGACAGTAAATAGTGTATTATTCACAGCAGAATGTGAGGCATTTAAATGGCAGACTATAACATTAACGCAATTACGCGCCGTGTCGTGTTTACCGGGTCATCAGGTCTGGGCCCGTATGCCTTTTCGTTTGAGGTGCTTGGTCAGGATGACGTGGCGGTATATTTTAACGCTACAAAGTTGACACTGACAACAGACTTTACAGTGACGGTAAATGCAAATGGTACTGGCTCAGTCACAATCGTAACTGGAACAAATGTGCCATCAACGCCAGTGGCGGCAGATCAAATAGTTATTGTGGGTGCGCGTGACATTGAGCGCGTTACTGACTTTGTTACTGCCGGGGATTTGCTGGCCTCAAGCTTGAATGAACAGCTAGACGCGCTGACAATTTTTGACCAGCAAATTAGTGAAGAAAACCAACGCGCAATTCGCGCCCCGGTCTTTGATCCAGCATTAGTCGCTGACGGCGGCGTTGTTGACATGACACTGCCCGTCAAAGCGTCCCGCGCTGGTAAGGTGATGGCGTTTGACAGCGATGGCAACCCAACTGTCGGTGAGGACATTGGTAACTGGCGCGGTGATTGGGCGGCATCAAGATCGTATGGTGTGCGAGATCTGGTAAAAGATACGAGCAACAACAACATTTATAGATGCAACACCGCGCACACATCTAGCGGCGCTGTGCCTATTACAACTAACACTGACACAGCTAAATGGGATTTGGTTATTGATGCGTCTGGCGCGGATGATGCACAAAAGTTGGCAATCCACCCAGAGGACAGCCAGTTCACACTGAGCGATGGAACGACTACTGGCTACTCAGCATTGCATCACAAAGAGAAAGCGCTTGACGCACAGACGGCGGCTGAGACAGCGAAAACTGCCGCTGAAACAGCGGAGACAAATGCCAATGATTGGGCTGTTAAAACAAATGGTATTGTTGAAAGCACAGACTATTCATCAAAGGCTTGGGCCATTGGTGGCACTGGCGTAACTGACGCATCAGGTGCTGGCCCTGCAAAAGACTGGGCCGTTGAAACAACAGGTCAAGTAGATGGCACAGAGTATTCAGCTAAAGAATATGCCATTGGCACACAGACCAGAGGCACAACAGGATCAGCAAAAGACTGGGCGACATACACCGCTGGAACTGTAGATGGTTCTGGATACTCAGCTAAATACTGGGCTGAACAAGCGGCGGCTAGTGCAGATAATTTCGATGACACATACCTTGGGCCAAAGTCAGCAGACCCCACAGTAGACAATGACGGTGATGCTTTGAATGCTGGAGATCTCTACTATTCGACATCTTCAAATACTTTGCGTGTTTATGATGGTGCGGCTTGGAATGATGCGGCTGTATCAACAACTGGTTTTGCTACCAACGGATTTAGCATCGCTATGAGCATTGCTTTGTGATCTAGGAGTTTTAAATGGCACAGAATTTTAGAAGATATACATTAAACGCAGTAGGCACTGTGGCCGCTGACATACCAGATGGCAGTAACTTTGACAGCTACGACACCATCGTTGGCATTCACATAGCCAATGTTACAGCTAATGCTATTACTGTTGAGTGCTACATTAACGATGGCACCAACGATATTCATCTGGTGAAAGACGCACCCATCGCGGCTGGTGGTGCGCTACAGGTTTTGGATGGTGGGGCTAAGATTGTAGTCCAATCTGGTGACAGGCTTTATGTCAAATCAAATACAGCAAGCAGTGCCGATGTTTGGGTGTCTGCGGTTGATGCAATCAGCACATAGGTGACACATGCCCTATATTGGTAATCAAGGATCGATAGCTGGCTTTGTAAACCAGCCAAGTAAGCAAGACCTAACAGGCGCTACTGGCGGCACACTGACGCTTACACATGCTGTAAGTGGGCCAGAGGACATATCACTTTTTATAAATAATGTGCGTCAGGAACCTACTGAAAGTTATACAGCCATAGGCACTACGGTTACGCTTCAAGGTTACACTGTTGCGGCAACTGATGACATTTATGTGCTTTACAATGGGCTGACACAACTTAGTTCTGTGCCTGTTGATGGCTCTGTATCTACAGCTAAAATTGCAGACAACGCTATTACTATGGCAAAGTTGGCTACATCAGGAACACTGCCAGCTTTGGATGGTTCTGCGCTAACTGGTGTTGGCGTTTCGGTAGCAAGAGTATCAGAGATAATTTCAAGTGGTAATGCTGGCACTTTTACAGCTAATGCTTGGCAAACAAGAGCATTAAACACAGAAGAATTTGACCCAGATAGCATTGTCACTTTATCAAGCAATCAGTTTACTTTAGGCGCAGGTAAATACCTTTGTTATTTTGATGCAGTAGCCTTCAAAGTGGCTAGGCATACAGCAAAGATTTACAACATAACTGATACTGCTGATGTTGCCAGAGGCACAAATGCGTATGCCGCTACAACACTTGATGTAAATACTGAGAGCAGTGGTTTTGCATTTATAAATATAACTGGCTCTAAGGTATTTGAATTACAGCATTATGGAACAAGCACAAAGACAACTAATGGTTTTGGCTCTGGTGCTACAGCGGCAAATCAAATACCTAATACCTTTAGTTCAGTAACAATTATAAAGGTGGGCTAAATGGCACTTTCAAAGATACAATCCGAAAGCATAAATCTTGCTGATGATTACACTTTTACTGGTACGGTAAGTGGTGCTGGTGGCGGTAAGGTGTTGCAGTTTAAGCAATTCACATCAAGCACTGCTATAAGTAGTAGCACTACGATACCAGACGATGACACCGTGCCTACCGCAACAGAAGGTGCGCAAATTATGACTGCAACATTTACCCCTACAAGTGCAACCAGCGACATCTTTATATTGTGCCACATTTTTGGCAATGAACATTCAAATGCCGTTGGCACTCTTCCTATCCCATTGTTCGCTGGAACAACACATTTGCAAACTGGTTATATTGAAGCAAGAGGCGGGCCGGGGGCAGATGGTCACACTTGGGGTCAAACTAGTTTTATGACTAAGCATACGCCCGGAAGCACTGCTGCAATCACATATCAAGTACGAGGTGGTTGTGCAGGTTCTAGCGGAACTTTTGAATCAATTGGTACGGCAACCAGTGTTACCAACGCAAGATTTGGCAACACCATCCTAAACACTATGACAATCTGGGAGGTTGAGTGATGTCTTTTACTGAAGCAATGATTGCTCTTGCCCCTAATGCTGTTTGGACAGCGCATGATGACGCTATTACTGAGTGGCACTCACCTGATATTGAACAGCCAACGGCAAAAGCTATTGCGGCTAAGAGGGCTGAGATTGAGGCGCAACGCCCATTGAAATTATTGCGTATTGAAAGAGACAGGCTTTTAGCAGAAACCGATTGGTGGGCTGGGTCTGATCGTACTATGACAGACGCACAGACAGCCTACCGTCAGGCTTTGCGTGACATCACCAAAACATATAGCAACCTAGACGATGTAGTCTGGCCGGAGAAACCCTAATGCCATACATAGGAAAAGCCCCAGTCAGCGGTGGTTTTCATAAGTTAGATTCGCTCACCGCATCAGCGACAGACACCTACGCATTGACGCTAGGCTCTGCGGCTTACTACCCAGAGACTGCCAATCAGCTACTGGTTTCACTTAATGGGGTGATCCAAGCTCCGCAAGATTCTTTCACAATAAGCGGCAGTAACATTGTATTTGCCAGCGCACTAACAGCCTCAGACAGCATCGACTTTGTTGTGGCTTTGGGTGATGTGTTGGGTGTGGGTACGCCTACTGATGGTACGATTACTACTGCTAAAATTGGTAACGGTGCTGTGACTGACGCTAAGTTAGCTACAAGTTTGGATTTATCTAATAAAACACTAACAATGCCGACAGGTTCTGTGCTTCAAGTTGTTAGTCACATTGAAACAGACTTCACCACCTTTACAAATCCCGGCACTGCTAGAACAGACCATTTATTGATTGCCTCTAATGCGGCAGATAGCACTTCTCATGTCAGTGCTTCTATAACCCCTTCTTCAACAAGCAGTAAAATACTCATACAGGCTTGTGTATTTTATGAAGGTAGCACTGCTGAACAAGAATATTTGTGGGACATCTATAGAGATAGTACAAAACTTGGTAGTCCAAAAGTTGGCAGTAGAGGTGGTGGTATTGCGTCATCATCGGTGGGCCATACTTCGGCAAATCAAGATAGCACACCAGAAACTAGATTTTATCAATTTGTGGACAGCCCAAGTTCAACAAGTGCCATAACTTACGCCGCCGCATACAACACCAGTTCTACGTCTGGCAGTTTGCATTTGAATAGAACAGTTACTGATAGTGACTCTGCAAGTTATGAACGTGGTGTGTCATCAATTGTTCTTATGGAAATAGCTGGATAGGAGACTGATATGGCACTAATACGATTAAACAATCAGTCTATAACTAACATCACTGCGTTGCCATCTGGTGTTGGTGGTAAGATATTGCAGGTTGTCTCTACTGAAAAAACTGACCAATTTACCACCACATCTACAAGCTTTGTGGATGTCACAGGTATGTCTGCTACTATAACTCCATCAGCAACAAGCAGTAAAATACTTGCTTTCTTCACTGTGGGTTTAGTTGGTAATAGTACAAACGGTCAATTTTGTTATGTAAAACTTGTTCGTGGTTCTACAGACATTTCTGTTGGGGATGCCGCTAGTAACAGAACGCCATTAGGTTCAGGCACTGGGGGAGATCAAACCTATGAAAACGGGCCTCTTACTATTCATGTTTTAGATAGTCCCTCTACAACATCTGCAACCACTTACAAAATACAGTTTAGAACGCAGGCTAGCGGCACCGCGAAATTCAACTCTCGTGGTGATGACGCAGACAATGCTAATTATGGCAGAACATCTGCATCTTTGACTTTGATGGAAATAGCTGGCTGATGGACAACGATGCTCACACCGACATTGCTATTGCCGCTGGTGCTATTACCAGCCCGGTGTGGCTTCACGCGCTCAATGAGTGGGTGACACTTGTCGCTGGTATTGGTGGTATCATTTTACTAATCATCCGCATCCGCAAGGGTTTGCGGAGAGATGTTTAAGGCAATCGTATTAGCCTGTAGTGTTCTATATCCTGACACTTGCTGGGAGTGGCATGATACACGCGGCCCCTATGAAGAAAGGCACCAATGCGTAACTCGCGCCTATGAGATAGGCAACGTGGTTGCTGAGATCCACAAAGGCACAATCATGCCGCGCTCATTTATTTGTAAGCCACTGGCACCCGGGAGGCTGACATAGACCCGATCACAATAGGCGCGGCCATAACTGGGGCTACTGCCGCATTCAACACAATCAAACAAATGGTCAGCGCCGGGCGAGATCTGGAAAGCTGTATCAATGACGTATCTCGTTGGATGAAAGCCGCCAGTGATATTGATCAAGCTGAGAAGCAGGCAAAGAACCCATCCATATTTAAGAAGCTGAAAGGCGCTGAGACTGTGCAGGCCGAAGCCCTGCAAGTTTACGCGGCAAAGAAAAAGCTTGAACAGCAACGCGCCGAACTCAAGCAGTATTTGCAGATGACCTACGGCCCACAAGCTTGGGCCGATCTGATCCAGCTAGAGGGACGCATTCGGCGTGAACGCCAAGAGATGATTTACAAGCAACAGGAAATGAGACAGAAAATCATAGAAATAATAGCGGCAGTTATACTAGGCACCCTGACAGCGGCGGCGCTGGGGTGGATATTCTGGATGGCGTTTGCCCGGTGACAGCCACCTCTGTTGGCTTGATGGGCGAGATGATCGCGGCGGCCTCAGTGATCGACAACGGCTGGAGCGTGTCGCACTGCCCACAAGATGGGTGTGATCTGCTGGCGTTTAAGGATGACTGCTTTATCAGGATTGAGGTAAAGACAGCCAACATGCACAAAGAGAAAAGATACCGCTCACCAAGCTATCACTTTAATTGTTGCAAGGGCGGTGGTAAAAAGAGACTAATGAATAGGAGCGATGCGGATGCCTTGGCCTTATGTAACCCCGATGAGCGACTGGTATTGTGGTTGCCCATCACACAAGTGTCGTTCAAGACACGCCGCATCGTGCCGACTGCATTCACGCGCCGGGCAGAGACTGATAGCTGGGATAAAATGGTTGCGGCAATTTTGGAGATGAGATCATGAACTGGAAAGACTACCCTAGTTTCAGTGAGGCAGAGATGCGGTGCAGTGAAACTGGCGATTGCAAAATGTCTGAAAATTTTATGCAGAAATTGCAGGCATTGCGTGACGAATACGGCAAGCCTATGACAATCACTAGCGCGTACCGCTCACCCCAGC